TAGTACTCTCGAACGCGGTACCATTTTCCCTCGCAAAGCCCCCAGAGCCCGGCCGAAGTCGGGTTTAAGGTACCGTAGTCGCAAGAGATAAAGTATTCCTCGTAATCACGAGGCACGGAAGGGACTACATGATAGTCCTTATTAAACATTGTATATATCAAGCCCTCCGCGACGGTCCAGAGACCGCGGATATACCGGTCGTAGAACACGCCGGAGTACATGCCCTCGTATCGGGCTTTGATTTTCTCGTCAAGGCTGAGGTTGTCGTCCATCGTAAAATGCAAGTAGAGCATATTGCGCTCCGCCGCTTTACGAATCCACTCTTTATAAAACCAGTGGCCCGGGGACTCGGGGTTGCAGTTAAACCAGAACTTAGACCCGGAGACCGAACAACGCGCCATAGCCTGCTCTACGAAAGAGCGGGGCATAAGCGCGACCTCATCGAAGAGGACTCCGGCCAAAGTAATGCCCTGAATAAGGGTGTAGCTGGATTCGTCTCGGCCTCCGAAGAGGTAGTAGGTATTAGAGCGATTGCCGATAGTGACGACCATTTTATTCTCGCTGCGGCGCTCAGTAACCTCGAACATACCCTCAAGCCATGTGGGAATATGTACGATAACGTTACGCCGAAGCGCTTCAATCGTGCGGCCGCAGATAGCGAAGTTCTGTTTATCGAAGCTCGCCATGCTCCACATGATAAAGCCGATAGCCATTGAGACCGTCTTGCCGGAACGGATTGACCCGTCGCAGATAAGGCCGTCTCTATTCTGATGTTCCGGTTTCGTCCACCAGAAGAGGGTCGCATTCTGCCGAGGACTGAAGCTCTGGTATTGCACTCAGGTCAACCTCCTTTCCAGCAGCACGAATCGCCTCAAAGAAGTTAGTCTCCTTCGCATCAGACGACTTAATTGCCTCGTTAGCTGTATATTTGTCAATGACGATACCCATAGCGGTAGCAAGCTGATTGACCGTCGCGGCAGCGAGCTTGTCTTCGTCTCCCATAGCCGCAAGCAGCTTGTCAATCAGTCCACAGACGTCATTTTTCTTAGAATCCATAAAGGCCAGAATGCTTGCCGTGTTCTCAGCCTTTTTTTGTGCGACCTTTTGTTTTAGGTCGTTGTCGCTTTTTAACGTGCGCTGAATCGTAGTCGTAGAGACGCCGTATTTCGCGGCCAGCGCCCGAATGCTCGAGCCGTTCACCGATTCAGCTATAATCTTTCTCCGTTGCTTATCGGTCAGCTTAGCCACGTTCGTCCCTCCCTCGTTAGTTGTTGCTAACCTCCATTCATAATAATAGACGGAGCACTGCACCGGAGGCCCGCGCAGTGCTCCGCCCGCGATACCGGAAGTCCCGATAACGCAGAAAAAGCCGGACTTCCATCCGACTTTTCCACTTTATATTATAACGCATGTTCGGCGTGAATTAACGCGCTTTCGGTAAAAATTGTGAGAGCTTTTTTATGAAGAGTCATCGTCCAGCGGAAAGTGATGTCAAGCCGCACTGCAATTTCCTCCCACTTGAGATACTTAAGATACCTCATCTCTAACAGAGCATTAAGAGTTGGGTCAGTAATCGCCTGATTGATGGCTCTGCCGATTTCGAGCTCGATAGCCGCAAGTTCGTAAATCTCCGCTTTGATTTCCGACTGCAAATCGACGATAGCGCAAGCAGCTTCTTCGACTTTCTTTGACGGAGTTGAGGAAAACGTTGCGACCGGCTTAATCTCGGCCGTAATAGACTCAGCCCTGCGTCGATACGTTCCTCCTTAACCTTTATTCGTTCTTTGGACCTGTACCCTCTGTTGAGGAAGTCCTTTGCTTCCTGTAGTGTCATTTTGATACCTCCTTAATTCTGGCTTTCAAAGCCTCGAGGCAAGCGTTCTGCCTTACCTCCTTTGGCGCGAGTATGTCATCTAAGACACGGTAGTCATAGGTGCCCCTCATCAGGATATGGTGAATTAGGACCGTTTTCTTTTGCCCCGGACGGTGCAATCGCTTGTTTGCCTGCTGGTAAAGCTCAAGACTGGTAGGAAGTCCGTACCATATCGCGATATGACCTCCCGCCTGCAAGTTCAGTCCGTGACCCGCGCTTGCGGGGTGAGCAAGCATAATCGGAATCTTGCCAGCGTTCCAGCTGGCGACCGCACCGTCGTCTTTAATGTCTACCGCTTCCGGGTACCGCTCCATAATTCTGTCGCGCTCATGCCGAAAGGCGTAGAACACCAGAACGGGTTGACCGTTCGCCTCTTCGATAAGCTGGTCTAACGCCTCGAGCTTGCAGTCGTGCAGGACCTTGACGTTACCGTTCTCGTCATAGGCTGCGCCTCCCGCAGCCTGCAAGAGCTTATTCGTCAGGACCGCCGCAGTCGGCGCGTCAATGTCGCCGTCAGCAAATGGGAGAAGAGTGTCCCGTTCGAGAGTCTTATAAAGCTCCATCGCCTCCGGGGTAAGCTCGAACTCGCGACGGAGAAAAAGCCTGTCCGGTAATTGTAAGTAGTCCGCAGCATTCATGCTGATACAGAGCTTTCCGATTTTCTCATAGATAAGCTCCTCTGCGCCGTCTTTCGGTTTCCATGAAAAAATAGTCGTGGCGTTCCGCTTGTCCGGGACGAAATAGGTATCGCGGTAGCCCGTCAGAGTTTTGCCAAGAGCCTTACCCTCGTCAAGCAGGTACATTTCCGGCCATAGGTCAAGCAGTCCATTCGGCGAAGGCGTGCCGGTTAGACCGACAATCCGCTTGATGTACTTCCGTACCTTCTTAAGAGCTCGGAAGCGCTGCGCCTTGCTGGACTTGAAGCTCGTCGATGATAACCATATCGAAAGGCCACTTGCTTTTGAAGTAGTCTACAAGCCAGACGACATTCTCGCGGTTGACGATATAAATATCCGCCTCCCGCTCGCAAGCCGCGATACGCTCAGCCTTCGACCCGAGAATCAGCGAGAGCTTCAGGTGGTCCCATTTCTTGACCTCCGGCGGCCACGTTTCCTTTGCCGGTTTCAGCGGCGCGATAACAAGGACCTTGCTCACGGCAAAATAGTCATTCAGGAGCTTATCCGCTGCGCTCAGGCTCGTTACCGTTTTTCCCATACCCATATCCAGTAAGAGTCCCGCCTCGGGGTTATCGAGAATGAACTTCTCCGCGAAGTCCTGATAATAGTAAGGTTTATACTCCATCAGCCCTTAGCCTCGCTTTCAAATCCTCCATATCGGAGATACGCCAAACGGTGCAGCCGAGCCCCTCTAATGTCGCGATGACCTTTTTCTGCCTGATACTCAAACCGCCGCTCAGCCCCGGCCGCTTGACCTCTATAAAAATTATTCGTCCCCCCGGCAATATCGCAATTCGGTCAGGCACCCCCGGGGACACCCACTTGTATGCTTTACCGCCGAGGGACTTGATATACTCGCAGAGCTTTCGCTCAAAAGTGCTTTCATACATAAAATCCCTCCTTCAGGTAGTCGAGTAGCGCGTGTAACAAAGATTCCCTATATATACATGTAATGCGAGGGGGCGACGGGATTCCGTCGAGTGTCCCTTTACTTTTTCAAAAAATGTTTTTAAGATTTTTCGACTACCAGTACTACCAAGTAGTCAAAAGCATTGATATATAAGGCTTTTTCGAGGTAGCAGAGTAGGTAGCACTTTGTTGCAAGTAGTTCTCAAAGTGCTACCTTTGTTGCAAGTACGCTTGTACGACCTACCCTCTAACGAAAAAAGTTGGCCTTTCAAGTGCTACCTTTGCTACCGCAGACCTCTTTCACGAAGCCCCTCTGCCTGCCGTAAATTGCTCCGCAGTTGACGGAGGTGGACAACTGCCAGCCCGGAATCATGCGCAGGAGCCCGATAATCTCTCGGGCTTGAGTCTGCGAGTAGCTCTTCGGGTCGCCTTTGAAAAGCTCCTGCCAGACTTCAAGCGCGCAGACCTTTGTTCTCGGTACGGTACCGTTACGCTCCTCGCCGAAGCCGCCGCTCCAGAACATGAGACGCTTTTCGAGGTCCCAATCGTCCCAGCCCTCGGGCAGCAGGACTTCAAGGAAGTTCTCGATAAGACCGAGCTTGCCGTTCGCCTCGGTGTGGTCGGCCTGCACCTTGCGAGCCATTTCTTCGACCGCACCGTCAAGATACCAAGTCTCGCCGGCCTCGTAGTAGGTCACGGCCTCGGCCCATATCTGGTCCACGATAGAAGCGGTCAGCTTGTCCCCGAGAGTCTTACCTGCGTCGGTAACGACGACCGGCCAGAAACGGCGGGCGCCGGTAGGGTCTCTCAGGAACTCCTCGTCATTCGTGGTGCCGAAGAAGGCGCATTGTCTCGGGTGGCATTGTGTGCGGCGAGCGTATGCCGCGCGGTAGTTGTCCTCCTGTTTGGAAACAAACTGCTTAATCTGCTCGACCTCAGCCTTACGGGTCGCAGCCATTTCAGAGAGCTCGATTATCCAAAAGCCTTGAAGCTGCTCGTAAGCGTCCTTACCGGACATGGTATAGAGCGAGTCTGAAAACCACTCCTTACCGAGCTTCTTCAAGGTCGTGCTCTTGCGGCAGCCCTGAGGACCGATAAGGACAAGCATGTGGTCGTGCTTGCAGCCGGGAGATAAGATTCTCGCAGCTGCGCCGATAAGCGCCTTACGGGTTACCGTTCTCGTATACCGGGAGTCCTCTGCGCCGAGGTAATCGATGAAGAGCGTCTCGCAGCGTTTCTCGCCATCCCAGATAAGGCTCCGCAGGTACTCGCGTACCGGGTGCCTCGTGATGTCGGCCAGCGCAAGGTCGACGCCCTCTCGGGTCTTCGGCATGGAGTCGATTTTGTAGTCCTTCTCAAGAATATTGTGAACGCCTGCGTCATCGGTGTCGTCCCATGAGCGGGGCTTTGCGTCGGCCTTTCGCCAAGGAAGGTCTCCGCAGACCATAGGTCTCTCCATGAACTCGTCCCAATAGAAGGTACCCTTAAAACGCGGGTCATTCTTCACGATAATACGGATATTCTCGACCGTGGTCGCAGCATGTCCTGTCTTCGGGTTTACCTCAAGCTGAGAGACCCAGTTCATATCAGGGGCCTCGTCGCCTTCGCCGAAGAGCTGGACGATGTAGTCAAGCTGCTTGCTTTGCAGCTCCTTCATAACGCTCTCGCAGTTGGTCTCAATCCACTTACACATATTCTTATAGGACGGAAGGTTGTTCGCCGCGGTGTTCGCAGGTTTTCCTTCATCGTCCTTGCCGAACATGTGAATGCGGACGAGGTCGAACGCATTGCAGAGCTTGCCGCAAGTCGGGTCTGTGCTGTGGTGACTGTACGCAAAGCGGCCGTCCTCATAGATAACGAGACCGCCGGAGGTCGAGCCGCCTTTGTAGGTATAGCGGCCATTTTCGCCCTTAATGTAGACGTCAGGCAGGAAGGCCTCGATTGCGTCCTCTACAGAGTAAGTGCGGCAGAACGCGCCGACGATACCGTCTTTCGCGGTCGGGTCTCCCTGCTTATCAGCGAGACGCCTAATCGTGCCGGACTTCCTGCTTGAGACAGGCCACTGAGTCGGGTCTTTCCAGTCTGCGTACCTCGCGAGCTGCTCGTCTGCGTCCAGCCATGGACCGTCCTGCACTTCATAGCGGAACTCGCCGTCAGAGGAAGCACTCGCCCAGTACATGAGCCGATGGGGCTCATAGGTGGTATCGTCGCACATGTCAATACCGATGTCGCCTGCAATCCTGCGGGCGATAGCCTCGTACTCCTCAGGAGACACAGGCCTCGAGAGAGGAAGCACAAGGCGAAGCCTCGGAGCTTTCGCCGTGTGACTGTGCGTGCTGTAGAGCACCGCAGCGCAGCCCAGAATCAGCTCGACCGTAGGCCAAGGGTCTTCGCCAGCCGTGATAGAGTCCATGTCAAGGGTGATAAGCCTGCGCTGCAGTACGGCGTCGATTTTACGGCGGCCGCCCTTTAAGGTACCGCCGACAAAGCCGCCGACGTCCTTCGCATTATCGCGCTCTTCCTTCGGCATACGGAAGTACTCTTGCTGGGTCTCCTGCGTCCGGGTCACACGGCCGAGCTTATCAACGAACTCAGACCAGAGCATTTCTTTAGTTTTCCAGCTTGCCGAACGCCGCGAGCTACCCGTCGCAATCGTTATCAAGCCGTCGTATTGAAGAGTCGGCATTAAAAGGTACCGGCTCTCGTTACCACTCTCGTGATACCCGCGTTCTTAATCATGCGGTCGCAGATATTACACGGCGCGGGGTCAATGGTTTCATCGAGGCATGCAAGGTAAAGGGTAGCACCTCGCATTGACCGCCTCGGCGCACTGATAATCGCATTCTGCTCGGCGTGAACGGCGACGCAGGTCCCATACTGGTCTCCGTGGCGAGCCGCATGCTCGTCGATAGGAGTGGAATGCTCTCTGCAGTAGCACTTCCCGACGTCACAGCAGTTGGCCTCGCCTCTGGGCGCGCCATTGTAGCCCGTCGCGATGATTTCATCGTCTGCGACAATCACGGCCCCATACTGCCTGCGAAGGCAGGTAGAACGGGCCGCGACGGCTTTTGCGATATTCAGATAGTAGTTGTCTTTGTCTATTCTCATTCAGTCTCACCATCCCGATTCCAAGATTCGATGTCGACGCCGATTTCCTTCAGCTTGTAGGTGTTGAGCCAGATATTGTCGCTCTCATCCATTTCATACCTTTTAATGAGGTCGAAATACTCGGCCTTGAAACGGTCGTAAAACCGTCTCAGGCGTTTTTCGCCGAAGTCGTATTGCGCGTGTAACTGCCAAAGTATAATGGCGTCGATTTCGTTTGCATGTTTACGGCTGTACTCTGCAAGCTGTCTCTGGATTTCGAGATTCATAGCCTTGCGCTCGGCGGCGGTAAAGTCAGCGCCGTAAACTTTACCGCCCGCCTTTTTTTTTACCCGCACGGTTATCTTCCGCTGCTGCCGAAGGCCCCAGACCCTCGAGCAGCGCCCTCATCATAGGTGAACTCAGGGATAACGACCGGCATAATCACGAGCTGGCCGATACGGTCGCCCTTCTTAATGTCGTAGCCGTCGCCTCCGACATTCGAGACGATGGCGTGGACCTCTCCGCGATAGCCGGAGTCGATGGGCGGAAGCTCGCATACGATACCGCGGGCGCTCAGGCTGCTGCGAGGAAATATGTACCCCACATAGCCGTCAGGCAGTTCCAGACCGAAGCCGAGAGGCAGCTTATAAACCTGCCCCGGGTAGATGGTCTGGTCTCTGGGGCTGAACACATCCGCGCCGGCGTCGTTGTCATGCGCTCGTACAGGAGCGGGACCGCTAAAGTCAATCAGCTTAATCTTCATCTCGCACCTCCATACAGAGCGGAAAATCCCGCTCGAGAATATCGTGAGGCGTAAAGTCGGGCGACAGCGGAGCCCCGCAAGCCATCTTACCCTCAAGGCATTTACCCTTCATGCAGTAGGGGCCGGTCGTCTCAGGAGAGAAGAGCGCCGGAGCCAGCTCATAAAGCTCTTCCCAAAGGCGGAGCATAACGTAGCGGGTCTCGGCGGTATTGCGCCGACAAGTTCTCTGGCTTATCATGTGCTTCCACTGATAAGGCGTTGCACTGATAATCAGAACGTTTCTCAAGCCTTGCGGAGCCAGATAGCCGGCGGAATCATTGTCCACACCGTACTCGACAAGGAGCTTATATTTCCGCATAGCGTCCTGACACTGAGAGAGGTAGGAGAAACGCATTTGACTGTCAAGCAGCTCATAAGGGACAACGAAGTCGGCCTCGTCCGAGTAGTCGCTGTACTGCAAGGACGCAGACATAAACTTGACTTCATTCTGGTGCCTTGTAATCTGAGCGAGGAATCTCCTTGACGCTCCGACAATTACGGCGTTGATGACCGCAAACTTCTGAATCGTAGGGTGCGGAAGCTGGGTCATAACCTTAGCCGTTTTCTCGGTGTACTCTTTATCGTAGAGAGCGAGGAAGTCGGAGAGGTCTTTGACCGTGTGCCCGCGCTGCGTCAAGCGTGCGGCGCAGACCATCATCTTCTCGGCCTCGCTGATTGCGGTCGGGTTGAGGATTGCGACTTTAATTTTATCCATTGCCGTTCGCCTCCTCTTCGACTAAAGCCTTGAGCAGTAGCAGGTAGTTAATGCTGTCCGTGATTTTCTCGGTCCAGCGGTCCAGAGAGTAGCTGCGGCCATCGGTACACATATCAGAGATAGAGACGAGGTGCTTTGTCAGCATACCGAGCAGAGCCTCTTTCGGAGTGCCGTCGATAATCGCAGCGGCCTTCTTGAAGTGCGCGAGGCGGTCAATATTGCTCTCATCTACGG